CTAAATATCATGCCAAAAAAAAGACTTCTTTTTATAGAAGATTTATATGATTTTTATTTAAACAAATATAAAAGATCTACACATTTTAGTAGCGAAAAAAATGGAGAACCTTTGGTTGTTCAGGTACATGGAAAAGTTAATTTTGATCAGCCTGACAAAAACAAAGACGGACTACTTCCAGTTCACCTCCAATCTTGTCATACAGATTTAAATGTAAATGGATCAAACATTAACAAAACTGTTATGGAGGCAGCATTGCCATCATTCAGCAATCGTCCGATTCTTGGTTATATCCATAAGGTAGTTACAGATGAAAATCCGGATGGTCAGTGGGAGTTTTACAGTCACAATATGCATGAGGATGAAAATGGAGAGCTTGTTTATGACGAATATCCGATTGGAATCATTCCGGAGAGCTGTAATGCACAACTTGTTTACGATGAAGAAAAAGAAAAAACCTATTGTGAAGTTGATGGATATATCTTTAAAGAGTATTCAAAAGCCGCTGAGATTTTAGAGCGTGAAGGTGAATGCTTTGTATCGGTTGAACTTTCAATTCGAGAATTAAGCTATGATGCAAAATCAAAGTATTTAAACATCGAAGACTTTTTCTTTAGTGGAGTAACAATTTTGGGAAAAACTCCACAGGGAGAAACCGTAAAGCCTGGAATGTCCGGATCAAATATTAAACTTACTGATTTTAAAGCAAAAAATAACAGTTTATTTGAAAATTATGAATCAAAAATGGATGAGTTGCAAGAACGACTAAATAAATTAGAGTCTACTTGCTTCAGTATTAAGGAGCAAACTTCTGCTCTACTATTACAAAAGGAAGGAGGAAATGAAAGTAAAATGAATAAATTTGAAGAGTTATTAGAGAAATACAATAAAACTGTAGAAGACATTGCATTTGAATATTCTAATTTATCAGATGAAGAATTAGAAGTTAAATTTAAAGAAGTTTTCGAAGATGGTTCTATTGGCAAAGGGGAGGCATCTAGTGACGGTGAAAATAACAAAGGACAGGAATTTGAAAAACTTGTTCGTACATATGAAATTTCACATGAAGATGTTCGATACGCATTGTATAATTTATTAGCTCCATACGAGGAGCTAGACGATGATTATTATTACATCTCAAATGTTTATGATTCTTATTTTGTATATGAAGGATGGTGTACAGATAAGATTTATCGTCAGGGTTATGTAAAAGATGGTGACAATGTTTCATTTGATGGAGAACGTACAGAATTATTCCGTGAACTTTTAACAGCAAGTGAAAAAGCAGAATTAGAAGAAATGCGTTCGAACTATGCAGAATTAAAAGTGTTCAAAGAAGAAATTGAATTAAATGAACTTCGTGAGAAAAAGAAAGAAATTCTTGATTCTGAGAAATATGAAATTCTTGCACAGAAAGATGAAGAAGGAAAATTTGTAAATAAAGATTATGAGAAACTTGTTTCTGAAATGGATAACTACTCTCTCGCTGATCTTGAGACAGAAATTAAAGTTCTTCATTCTGATTATGTTTCTGAGTATGGTAACTTTGCACTTTCTGATAACAAAGAAGAAAAGCCAGTTACATCTAAGAAACAGTTTGTAAATGTAAACAAAAAACCTTCGAAACCTAGCAGATATGGAAAACTGTTTGCTGAAGAAGAAAAATAAATAAACAAAATAACTTTTAACTTTAAGGATCGTCATAATGGCGGTCTTTTTATTATGCAAAAAACAGGAGGATAAATACTATGGCAATTCGCATGTCTATTGAGCAGCATCACGTTGCATTCCCAACTAAAGTCCTTTCAGACAAAGTTGGAAGAGTTTTAAACATGGTAATTAAGAAAGATACAGATAACGGTACAGTTTGCGGGAAAGGAGCTTACGTAAGCTTTGATCAGTATGAAGTTGCTGATGCCCCAGCAGGATTTGAGGGAGAAATTCTTGAACAGGCTGCAAACGGCAACTGGTATGTAGAGGTTAAAAAAGTTGATGTTAATGCGCCTGCAATTCTTATCTACGAAGTTCCAGAAATCGCTGAAACATATAATAGCGAGTTTACAAAAACATCTAACTTCTTCAACGAAGCAACAGCCGAGAGAACAAAAACAGTTAGAGGACTTGTACTTACAGTAACAGACGTTTATGAGCTTAGTAAAGATGCATTTGACGGAACACCTGTAGCTGGTAAGAAAGTAACTGTTGAAGCTGGAAGTCAAAAACACAAAGTTTCAGAACTATAAAGAGGGGAGGAATAAGCAATGAATAAGATGAATTTTAGCGAACATGTACTTAATGTATTCGATGAAATGAAAACTTCTTATGAAGAAGTAAAGAACTTAATGTTCGATTTATATAAAAATGAACTCGACGATGGAATTTCTAAGAGAGAGGCGGAAGACAAACTTCGTGAAGTATCTCTCAAAATTTTCGGTCTTACCAAAGATTCTTCTCGCAGAGAAAGAGAACGTGCTTACAGAGATTATGGTCGTCAGTATTTCGATGTAATTGAAGAAGTAACCGATTGGACAGTTTCTACAGGACTTAAAGAAAATGAGTGGTTCAATGCACTTGTTAATTACAGAAATCTTAAAGATGGAGATACTAACCTCTTCGTTAACGAGCATGAGGAAGTAATTCTTTCTATAGCAAGAATGGGCAAGAGACATCACGACACAATGCTTCAGAGATTACCAGAGAACACAACCTATTCTGTAGAGACTGATGTTTACGGTGCTGCTGTGGGTGCTGATATTGATAGATATCTTATTGGACAAGAGGATTGGACAAAACTTGTAGACGCTATCACTAAAGCATTTGTTGTAAAGATTCAAGAGCTTATCTTTACTGAGATTCTTGAAGCACCAAAGAAACTTCCGGCACAGTCCGAGTTCGTACAAACAGGTGCGCTCAACACAACAAACAGAAAGAAATTCAATAAAATTCTTCAAAATGTATCTGTTGCAAATGATAATGCAGATGTAGTTATCATGGGAACAATGGTTGCACTTCAGGAGCTTGAAAACCTTATCGATGTTAAATGGGTTGCTGATTCTCAGAAAGAAGATATTGCAAAGATGGGTCGCCTTGGAAATTACGGACGTTACACGCTTGTTGAAATTCCACAGAGATTTGCAAGAAACGATGTAACTAAGTCCATGTACAAGGATGACACTCTTTTCGTATTTGCAACTGGTGACAACAAACTTGTTGATATGGTTGATGTTGGTGAGACTCTTATCGAGGAAATCACAGATCGTGGAACAGCTAATAGTAACATCGCTGATATCATGAAATATGAAGTTCAGAGAGAGCTTGGAGTATCTACAAGAATTGGTCGTTACTTTGGTTTATGGACCATTACTGACTAATCTAAGTAATAATAAATATATTAGAGGAGTAGTTTAACCGCTACTCTTCTATTTTTTAATGGAGGGAAAGCCATGCCGACAGCACGAGCAAAAAAGGAAACCGCTACTGCAACTAGAAAAGTAGCTACTAAAGTTGAGACAAAAACAACCGTAGAAGAACCGGTTATTGCTGAAAAACCAATTGAAGAAAAAATCGAAAAAGAGAAAAAGGTATTTACCGATTCAGATTATATTCTGTGTCGATCAGTATGTTATGGTGGATTAAACATCACGTCTCAATCTGGGAATGTTTATGAATTCAAAGATTATGGATATGATTGCGAAATCAATTATCGTGACCTTGTTTCTTTGATTAGAAAAGGTTCAGACCATGTATTCTTACCAAGATTTGTTATCCTGGATGATGATTTACTGGAAGATTTTCCTACTGTAAAAAAAGTATATGAGAAAATGTATACAAGAAATGATTTGCTCAAAATTCTTGATATGTCTACAAGACAGATGGAAATGGAAATCAAAGAGCTGCCAGAAGCTACAAGAACCATTCTGGAACAGATGATTGCTACAGAAATTGCCAATGGTCATCTTGACAGTATTGCAAAAGTAAGAAAACTCAGTGAAATCTTTGATTCGGATTTTAATCTTCTAAGTGAATTATTTGTTAAATAAAGGAGGTCGAGATGATACTTCCTTATGAAACTATCTTTTCAAGGGCATTGGGAAAAATTGATGATCCGAAAGAATTAGCATTAAACTCTAATGATTTTTATGAAATTTACACCGAAAGACTACACAATGTACTTGGAGATGCAAGAATCAGAAGACTCTTCTCTTCTATTGTATTGGACGATGAATTTCAAGAAGTTTCTTTTAATCTTGTAAATACAATAGATGAAAGTTCTGATATTGAATATGTGTGTAAACTATTTGTTCTAGGGATTACAATTGAATGGCTCAGTCCAAGAGTCGATTCTTTGAATTATACCATTATGATGGTTGGTGGAAAAGAAGAAAGAATGCTAAACAATCCATACAGATTGCTTCAGACAAGATTAGAAAATGTACAGAAGGAATTAAGTAAGACTATTAGAGATCATGGTTATCTTTATAACTCTTATATTAATAATGGTACATAATATGGATTATTTATATGGAACTTTTTCTGACGAGCAAATAAAAAACGCAGCATGTTTAATGCACAAAAATATTCATAGATTACTTTTATATAAAGATAAGCTAGTGACAGACAGAATTTTTAATTCAGATGATGATTTTAAAAAATACTTTGAAGATATTCTATTTAAATTCGGTGGACTTAATACATTATTAGGTTATCCAAATGATATGCTGCTTTTAATTTCGACATTACAGGCGGCATACGATCTAATAGATAGTCCAAAATATAGTTATAGAATATTTAGAAAAGCTATTCTAGATTCTCATGGATATATTAAAGCTATGTTAGAGGAGGTAAATAGTCATGCCAAACCTATCAACAGCTAGACGTATATCAAGCCTACGATCAAATGATGCAAAAACAATTGGTGAAATAACAAAAGAAAACTCAGATTTTCTTATGGAACAAACATTTGATCATGACATCCAGGCAAAAAAGTGTTATATATATGATTTTTACCATGATGATCAGCCAGATAAAAATCAGAATATGACTTATGACAATACAACCAAAACTCCAATTGATGCAAAGTTTATTATTAATTCTTATCAGTCTATAGATAAGGATCAGGTTCCTTATTATCTACAATTTCGTCCGTCTCAAAAATATTCTTTTTCCGAGAATGATGATTTGTATTATTATGAAACAGATTATCACGAACGGTATCTAGCCGATTTTCCGATTGGGTTATTCGTCGATATCCCAGATGATAATAAAATTTATCATAAATGGTTAATTGTTGGAAGAGAAATTGCAAACCAATTTCGAAAGTATTTAATTCTTCCATGTGATTATAATTTGACATGGATTGAAAAAACTGGTCAAAACAGAATTAAGCGGAAAATGTGGGGTGTGCTTCGAAACCAGAATTCGTACACAACTGGAAAATACAGAGACCACTACTTTGCCCACCCAGACAACCAGGATAAAATTTGGTTCCCATTAAATCCGATCACAGAAAAGTTTTGGTACAACGATGACGTTAGTAAAACAATGCGTCTTATTATTAGCGCGCCAACAGAACATCCTTTGGCATGGTCTGTAACAAAAATAGAAAACACAAAACCTGTCGGAATCCAAAAACTTACAATTTATCAAGATTTTTGGGATGAACATAGAGATTATATTGAACGTGACGAAAATGGCAAGATTATTGGTATGTATGCTGATTATTATGATTCGTCTGTTATCCCAGTCGAACCATCAACACCTGGAGAAATTGCCGGTATAAATAAAAAAATTATAGCATCTTCTACCAATGTAAAAGTTGGTGGCAGTTATAAATTGTTTACTATAAAAATACTAGACGAGGATCACAATGACATATCTGATCAATATAAAGGCGGAGAATTTACTTGGAAATGCTCCGTAGAAAATAATGAATTATCTGATCATGTATCGTGGTCAAAATCTGGTTGTAAATATAATCAAATTAAAATGAAATTTATCAACGATCGAAATTATTTAGGAAAATTATTATTAATATCATGTGATGTTTCTTTAAATAATAACATCATTCGAGTAGCTGAAAATTTTGAAATTACTGTATAGGGGGTATTTGAATGAATAAAATAAATGAATACTCCTTTCATACAAAAGATGATATGCTTAATAAATTACGCGCGTATACACATAATCCAGATGATGATAATATTCGTATCAAAAATCAAGTATATCAAATACTATTACACTGTCCAGAATTACTGTATGCAATTCATGATGCAGAGTTGGAATCTGAATTATTTGACGATGATGGAAATTTAAACGTTGATGCAGATGGTGAACCATTGGGTGAGTGGGATCGTTATTTTGGTGAAAATTCTCATATTCGTCCATACATATTTTTCCCAGAAACAGAAACAGATTCTAGGAATTATGTATGTTATCAAACAAGTTTTAACGACTTAGCAAGATATAATAATTCTATAAAAACACTTCTTCTTACTTTTACAATATTTATCCATGAAAAAGATGTTATAGATGATCTTACTGGTTTGCCAAGACATGATCTAATTGCTGCAATATTGCGAGATAGATTTGCATGGATTGGAACTGAGGTTGAAAATCCGATTCCATCTTTAGATAAAGAATCAACGATGGATAATAATTATCTTGTGCGTACTTTGCAATATCAAATTATTACCCCAAACAATATTACAAAAACAGAGAATGGTAAATCCTTCTATAGTAATAAAAGGTGGTAAATTATGGGGTTTGCGAATAATGATCTTGTACAAAGTGCAATTGAAGCACAGATAGCAAATGAAGAAAATAATGAAGAAGAATATTTTGATTTTAATCCTCTTCAACTATATTTTGGAGATGATTATGTAGTGAATGATAAAATCACAATTCATCAGCCATCAATTCAAGATTATATAACATACGGAGAAGAAAATATACAATCTGTTATTTATCCATTTATTTCAAATACAACAAAATGTCGTTTACAACTTTGGAACAATGGAATTGACTGGAATGATATCACAAATCAGCAATTGTTTTCCATTTTAATCAAAAGTATTGATTTGGAATATTCAAAACTGATGTTTGGTGACATTGATTTTCATGGTTTTTCTTTCTTTACCGAAGAAAAAGATGGAAAAGAAAGTGTTATTTTATATAATCCTATTCAAGACATAAAGATTGACGAACCAACACGAGTTAAAATGTGTAAATATATTCAATATATGTTTCATACATTTCCGCCAGAAGAGGAATTTACTTCTAGTAAGACTCTCAAAAGAGATCTCATTAATAGAGACAAACAGAATTTGCTGGCGATGAAAAGAGACAGTTCTTTAAAACCACAAAGTCTATTATCCATGATTTCTTTCTATCTGAATCACCCTGGATCGAAATATAAAAAGAATGAACTACGCAATGTTGGAATTGTGGAATTCTATGATAGTGTACAAAGACTTCAAATTTATGAATCAACACATGCTGTCATTAATGGCAGTTATTCTGGATTTGTTGATACATCAAAAATTCCAAAAAATGAATTTAATTTCATGCGAGATCTTAAAGGATCTGCATGATTTTTTTATACAAAAATTTAAGGAGGAAAAACAAATGAGTTTTAAATTAGGTGACAAAATCTATAAAGAGATTCTATACTTTTATGCAGAAGATAAAGGTACTGGTATTCCACAATATGTACTCACCCAATTAAGTGATGCAAATATTGAAATCACTGCTGAATCTAAAGATGTTACCGATAAAAATGGTAATCTTGTAAAGAAGATTTGGAAGTCTAAAGCAGGTACTTTTTCTGCAACAAATGCTTTTGTTAACACCAATATCGTTGCTGCATCTTCTGGATCTCAGCCAATCTTTGCATCTAAAAGTGGTAAAGTTAAAATGCCAAGACTGATGCATGTTAAAAATGGTGTTAAAACCGTTACGATTACCGGATATGTAGAAGGTTCTGTAAAAGTAGCTCAGTATTTTGGCGATGGTTCTATTGGAAAAACATATACTATGGATACGACTGCTGCCACAGATAAATTTTCTATTGCAAAAGAAGGTGCTGTACTAACTCTTCCATTAGATGAAGACGCAGAAATGTTCTTTGTTCGTTATGATCGTGAAGTAGAGACAGGTGCTGTAATCCACAATAGAGCAGATAAATTCCCAACATCTGTATACGCAATTATGAAAGCTACATACTACAATCCATGTAAGAAAAATGAGCTAAAAGCAGATTACATTGTAATGCCATCATTCCAGGTATCTCCAGAAACCACTGTTCCAGTTAGTGCTGACACTACAACCATGGATTTCAAAGGTGATCTAGAGATCGAATATTGTGGAGATGACAAGATTCTGTATAGCGTTTACGATGCTGATGAGGTTGACGAAGACTGATTCTAATCAGAAGGGAGAAACAAATGGCAAATAACAGAGTATGTCTTACTTGTGGTAAGGCTTATGAGTATTGCGGATATTGTCCTACGAGCAAGAATCTCCCGATGTGGATGAATCTGTTTGATACAGAAAATTGCAAAAATGTTTTTGAAACTGTAAGCGATTACGCTCAAGGTGCAATAAGTAAAGAAACAGCAGCTACAAATCTATCATTGTGTGATTTATCAAAAGTTTCTACCTACAAGGAAAATATCCAAAAACTTGTATCAGAAATTATTGATAATAAGAATGATAAAAAAGTTACTGCGACTAAAAAAAGAGAACAAACTGTAAAGATTGTTCCAAAATCTAAAGTGAATAAAAATAGTGTTGATTGATATATGAGAATTATAGGGGTACGTATATATCAATTATACGCACCCCTATTTTTTACGCTTATATATCAGGAAGGAACAAAAGGAAAAATGAAGTTTGATAAAGAATACGCGACTTCTTTTGTTGACGAGTATAAATATCTAAAAGAATACGGTATTCGTTATGAATTCGTAAAGGTCGATGATACAGGAAAAACTGTTTGGAAATATAAAAAGACACCGGAATTATTTGAAACATTGAAAAATTTTTACATTAACAATGAATATTATGATTAGCAGGTGTGACTATGAAAATTTATTTAGATAATGCTGCCACTACTCCATTAAATCAAGAAACAAAAAATTATATTATATCTATTTTAGACGATTATTATAATCCATCCAGTGCTTATCAGGAAGGAAGTAATATTCGGAGTAAAATTGATGAAGCAAGAAAAAATATTGCTGATTTTATTCATGCAGATGAAAGTAATATTTTATTTACTTCTGGAGGATCGGCTTCTAATACGTTAGCAGTCAAAGGATATAAAGACAAAAATGACTGTGTTATTCTGTACTCTCCTATTGCGCATAAATCAATTTTAAATTATGTAAAAACAGTTAGAAGTGCTATTCCATTAAAAGTCAATGGACAGGGCGAAATTGATTTTGATGATTTGAAATCTCTTCTTTCTATATATCATAAAAGAAGTTTTGTGGTTATGGATTATGCTAATAGTGAAATCGGTACAATACAAGATGTGGAAAAACTCACTGATTTGATCCATTTTTATAACGGTAAAATTTATGTTGATTGCACTGGATCGATCAGTCAAATTCCATTAGATGTCAAGAAATTGGATATTGATATTGCAGGGTTTTCTGCGCATAAATTAGGATCTTTAAAAGGGTGTGGAGTTTTATATAAAAAGGATCATATTCAATTATCTCCTATTATATATGGCGCACAAGAACATGGGCTTTTTGGTGGGACAGAGAATACACTTGGTATCTTAACTCTAGGATACGTTGTAAAGCATTATAATTATGATCAATGTACATCAGAAAAACGAGATTATCTCGTGCAAACATTATCAGGATTAGTTCCAAATTTTTTTGTTGTTGGCTCTTATAATAATAGATTGCCATATAATTTATTCTTGTGTTTTGAAGGAGTATCTGGCGAAGCATTAATGACCTTACTTCATGAGTATGGTGTAATTGTATCTACTGGATCTGCCTGTAATTCCGGAAGTTTGAAATCGTCTGATACCTTACTTGCCATCGGAATGAAAGAAAAATATATTCATAATGGTATCCGTTTAACTTTGTGCGGATCAGAAGCAAAAGAAGAATTAGATTACATATGTAACCAAATAAAAAATTGTGTCATGACATTGAGGAACTTAACATAGGTTGCTCATGGCTATGGGCGTAAAAGTGTATTATCACTCTCCTATCATATCAAAATTATGGAGGGTAAAACTATGAAAAATATTAATTGGCTCGTTAGAGTAAAAAATAAAATGTTCTGGATTTCATTAATTCCAGCGGTCATCGTACTTATTCAAACTATTGCTGCAGTATTTGGTTTTACAATTGACTTGAGCGAACTTGGAGATAATTTAGTTAACGTTATTAATGCAGTGTTTGTAGTATTAGCAATTTTAGGTATTGTAATTGATCCTACGACAGCAGGTGCTGGCGATTCAGAGAACGCTATGACTTACACAGAGCCAAAGGCTTAGAAAGTGTAGGTGCAATGTGGAACCTATACGTGATTTTTTTTGCATAGACTGGAAGGCGTTCGGAATAACAATCTTTGTAGCGTTGCTAGGATTCCAGGCAATTATTCAAGTGCTACATTGGTTTTTATTTGAATTCTTGGGAATTGAAACAAAAGCAATGCGCGAGAAAAAAGAAGAACATGAATTGCTTATAAATACAGCAAAAGAGGTAAAAGAGCTTTCAAAACAACGCGAAGAAGACGTCAGTCAATCAATAAAACATGATAAGAAAATACAAGAAAATCTAGATCAATATCTGGAAGAGATCCGTAAAGCTATCACGGATACGCAAAATATTGTGAATACATATTCTGAGAATAGAATCCATGATAGAAAACAAAGTTTGCAAATCCAGCAAGAATTAAAAGATAACATATCTCAAATTGTTAAGTCAGATGAAGAAGAACAAGAGCAAATAAAAAATTTAATTCAAGCCCAAAAAGAATCTTTAGCGAATCACATTAATCAAAAATATAAATCCTATCTTTCTAATAATGGAATACCAGAAGATGAGGTTGAAGAATTTATTAGCCTTCATGCGACATATAACGCCATAGGCGGAAACCATACGGGAGATGCAAAGTTTAATTATTGTATGGAACATCTTCCTGTTGTACCAGTTGAGGTAAAATTAAGATTTAACGAAAAGAAATAATTTGAAAGATGAATTTCATCGAAAGCAGAAATAAGCACCCAATATGCTTGGATGCTTATTTCCGTACTACTGCTCTCACAATTGGCTAGATTGTGGTGATTCTTTGAGGCGTTTTATGCCCTTAAATATCTATTACAAACTTAGTATAGCATATAAAACGTAAAATAGCAAGACATTATATTAAGTCAATTACACTTCCATACCTAATCATAAGAAGGTTTTGCCCGGAGAAAATAGCCAATTCTCTGTATCTGAACTCAGATCTTTAACATAATGCCATAAAGCTACTTATCGTCTAATCTCACGAATAATCGCAAGACCGGTATTGACGATTGATAGAACAATCATTATTACGTAATAGATATCCTGCATGGTACGCCTCCCTTCTCTTATGTGCCGGGAAGTTTCATGTTATGTAACATGCAATTACCATTATATGTCAATGTGGCATTGAAGTCAATAACAATAAAAGCGGTTACAAGTTCCCACAATAGACGTGTTAAGTTTTTATCAGAAAGCTCAACCCTGGTTCTACTGGAAAATTATAAAGCGTGGTGTCCTATCCTATCGGGAAGGATAAGAACGCCAGTGCTCTCTAATGCATTCCCATTTGTTAAGACGGAAGCGCCAATAAGCACATACGTGAACGAGAAATGGATACACTTTATAGAACATAGATATCACCAAGAACTTTCTTCTGAAATTACAGACTAAGAACTTGTGACCGCTTAACTATTATATATATCACATCCAAAATGCTTTTACTAGACTAAAGTTCAGTCGCCTGGTAAGAGCATTTTGTTATTTCGTGGAGCAGAAAAGACTGAACACTGCTCTCATATCCTATATGGAAGGAAGTGATTTTAATCGCAATTAACGCAGGAAAACAATTTGAGACTGATTGGAAAAACTCTGTTAATAAATTACCAGACGTTTGGTACTATCGCTTGAAAGATAATGCAGCCAGCTTTGCATCTGGTGAAAATACAAGATTTACAAGTCATAACATGTGTGATTGTTTGGTTTTAGATGACAAGTCAAAAACACTCTATTGTTTAGAGCAAAAATCAACTAAGGGTACCAGTATCCCACTAAGCATGATTCGAAAGAATCAAATTGATGAGCTTACGGACGCAAGTGAACATAATTTAATTGCAGGATTTTTATTCAATTTCCGAACCAAAAACAATGATACATATTTTATGAGGATTCAAGAATTTAACAAGATGATTTCAGAAATAGGCAAAAAGTCTTTTAACCAAAAGGATTTAGCAAAATACGATACTGTACGTGTGCAGTCACACATTAAAAAGGTAAATTATGCTTATGATGTTAAGCAGTTTATAAAAGATACATGCGAGGTAAACAATGTACTCCAGTGAAATTGATCATATTGTAAAAGCACAAAATTATTGTTTACCATCACATTTGTATTTGCAAATAGTAGATAATTCTTCTCAAATTTGTCAGGTGAAGTATGATGCTTATTCTGATAAATATAGTATTCATACAGATGACGGATATCATTGGGAAGTTAGAGTTTATCAGGAATAAAAAGGAGAAAATAAATGATTACAAAATATGTAAAAATTAAACCGGTTATTACACTTGCAGATGAGAAAAAAGCAATTGACTTCATTGTAGATTATATGTTTGAAGGCGGTGAGTATACACCGTGGAATAAGGAAGCTGCGCTTATCGTGGCAATTGTTTCATATTTTATTGAAGGTGTCGAATTTGAAAAAGACGATGTAATCTATGATTGCGTTATGCAAGATAAAAATCTTCACGCACATGTAAATAAATTTTTCTACAATGTAGATAAATCAGATAAGAAAAATGATATTAATTTTACGTATATCAATACCAAAAACCATGTGATGGAAAGTGTACAAAAGATTGTAGATTTTAAACTACAAAAGATGATTCATTGTACGGATGAAAAACATGAAATGTATACGGAAATTGCAGAAATGGCAAATGCTGTAGCAAATATTGGACGAAATGTTCAGGTTGCTGCAAAACCTGTTCTTGAAAATCCAGAAAGCATTGGAATGATTATGAATATTCTTAAAAAAATGAATGAAAGTAAAATGCTTAACGCAAAAGCAATTCGAGATGTGATGGTTGATACCGTAATGGATGTACAGAAAAGAATGACAGGAAAATAACAAATAAAGCAAGAATACATTAAATCTTCTGGCAGTCAAATGTCAGAAGATTTTTTAATTTATCAATGTGGAGGTGGTGGTAAAAATGGGTAATATAACAAAGGAACTACAAAAGCTACTAAAAGATTACAATAAAAAAGTATTACAATCTGTTCCTACAATGGCACGTCAAATTGCAACTGATGCAGAACCAGAATATAGAAAAATTATTAATGAATCAATTAATCAATATTATGCAACACACAAAGGAGACTTTAGCGAGGGTAGATTAGAAAACATGACTGGCAATATAAGTGCTGAAGGTTCATCTATAATTTTTGAAGATACAGAAGAAAACGTTCCAAATTATCACGGATTCTGGGGACAAGAACTAACAAACGAAGGCGTGTTTGATTTGATGTATTTAAAGGGTGAACATGGTAATGGTAAGTGGCATCTTGTAGATACTACTCCTCCACCATTTGATTATGTTGAGCAAGAACTTGTCAATGGTAGACTAGATAAAATCATTGATAATTCAGTACATAAAGTGCTTGATAATATAGAATTATAAAGGTGGTGAAAAAATGCCAAAACAACATACAATTAACCTCGAAGCTGTTATAAAAGCTGCACTGGATAAAAATAGCGAAAAAATAATCGATGATTTTGAGAAGAAAATCACTGAACCAAAAGAGATTAATATCAAAACAGATGAAGCATCTAAACAAGTTAAGAAGCTGTCTGATGAGATTGAAAAAGAACAAAAGAAACATACTCAAACGTCTAGGAAAAGAAATAAAACTAAAACAGCTACTGAACAAAGTACTCCAAAAAACGCAGATAAGTATGTACAATCAACAATATATGATAAAAAAGGACGTCCATCTACTTCTCATTCGTATACATATGCTAATGGAAGACAACAATCTTATAACAAGAATGGTAAGTTAACATCTGAGAAGCAGACCGTTGTTGATCTTCAAAAAGCATACTCTCAGTTAAATAAAGACGTAACGGAATATTATTCATTAAAGACAAAAGAAGCAAAAGGCAAAGTAGCCACAGAGGATAAACAGTATGTCAAAGGTCGGATTTCTGATTTAGTTGATGAAATGTCTGCAAATCGAAAATATATTGCAGATGCAAAAAAGCAAGGTTTTTATAATGATGAATTGGAGCAAAAAGCTCTTAATCATTTTCGTAGAAAAGCTAATGGTTACAACACGTATGTCGATGAGAAAAATGCTACAATCAAAGCTTATGGAAATGATGACAATACTGCTATTCGTCAGGGACAGCGTTCGAAACAACTAAGTAATTATGCTGGACAATCCACAGATGCAATTGAAAGAGCAAGAACACTTGATACAACTATAACAGATTTGGAAAAAGAATTATCAAACCTTGTTACTTCTGGCGCATCAATGGATCAAATTAAGTCAAAATTTGATGAATGCACTTCTGCTGGTAAAGAATTTAAAAATGTCATGACCTTAGTCAATAGCACTATGGAGAAAACATCTAAAAAAGATACCGTTGTTGGAGATTCAAATGCCGCAAAGCTTCAAAATGCCATTGATAAAAAAGTAGCTCAAGCAAAAAACCTTGTCTCAGATAGTTCTATAAAACAATTTGACGCAAAAGTTGAAAAGCTTAAATCTCAGTACGCTGGACAAGATGGTTCTGCAGACGTTTTATCATCTTTAGAAAAAACAGTGAATACCATACATGACAAACAGGCTAGTATAAAAGCAGAATTAGCAAAAGGATCTTCTGGAAATTTAACACAAATTGCTTCGGATGCTGATATTTTGAATGCAAAGCTTAATGAAGTTGAAACTACCGCGAAAACGCTTGGAACTTCACTTTCAAAAAATCTAGATGGTACCACACTTCAGAGAACTATTGATAAAATTGATAATCTTATAAATAATTCCGACGGTTTTGCAAGCAAATCGCAATTAGAAAAATTAAAAACTCTACGAGATTCTTATACTAATAGTGATTCTGGAATTACAAAAGCTGTCAACTATGATAATTCTAAAATCATTTCTAACATCGAACAGGAAATTAATGCTCGTAAAAAATTAGCAGAGATCCAGAAAGAATTACAAACTGGAATATATTCCGCAACAGAAGCTGGATATAAAAATACTCTTTCTAAGTATGGGGGGCAAACTTCTGAGTCACTAACTCGTGCAAGAGAAAGTTTTAAGCAGTTTAAAGAGATTCGTGAAGATTTTCAAAAATCGTTAAAAGATACGAATGTTTCTGATCTTAGTGATGAAGAGGTTGAGCGTCTTAGTAAAAATCTTCAAAAGATGACTGAGGAAGAAGAAAAATATAAGACTGCGATGAAACAGGTAAAAGTTGAAGAAACTGCAACACTAGCACCTGGGGTCGCTTTACGTGCATCAAACGAGATGCAATCTTATATCAACAACAATAGCAAGGCATGGAAGAAATATAAGGCGCAGCTTGAAGAAGTCCGTGATGCTTATAAAAATGTAACAACGGAAGGACAAAAGTTAGAAGTTGACGCTAAAGCTAGGGATTTGAAAGCAAAAATTTCTGCTGAAGGATTAACAGGAGCAAACATTTGGCAAGATACAAAACGTGCTATTAATCAAATTGCTCAATTTACGGGAATTTACGGCATGTTGCAGAATGTCGTTATGGAAATTCCATCAAAGGTTGTTTCTAATGTAAAGGAAATTAATGATGCTCAAATTGAATTAGCAAAAGTTGCAAGTGATGCATCGGAGAGCCAATTAAGTCAATACTGGGATCAGGCTGCTGAAAGTGCCAAGAAATATGGTGCTATAGTTAGTGATGTAATTAGTAGTACTGCGGATTGGAAACGTCTCGGATATTCTCTTGGTGGCGCAAAAAAATTGTCTGATATGACTACTCTTCTGCAACGTGTCGGAGATAACATGACTCAGGAAACATCCTCTTCTGGTTTAATTAGTGCATTAAAAGGTTTTCAACTAGAAGCAGATCAAGCACAACGTATCGTAGATGTGGCAAATGAGGTAAACATAGCTGCCTCCATGTACAGTAATGTATATGCTTTATGTGCTTAATACATATTGATAGCAACTATATCGGTTAAAGGCTAGAGATAGTTCAGACCGAGCAAAGACTTGATTTTTATCAAGAATGCGTAGAGACTACAGGCTTTATTATGGAGACATAATTTAGTGAAGTTGCTCTCCTATTATAAATAGGAAGAATATATAGTCCGACCTCACGCAATAATCGAATATTTTTTAAAACGTGAGAAGTAGGCAGAAATGACCTACTCTTTTTTATTTGTAGAGAATAAGAAAAGTAACAAATTTAACGAGCCAATACACAACCTATCGATACAGCAGGTATTTTTGAAGTAATTGAAAGATCCGCATCATCATTAAAAGCCGCTGGTAATACGTACGAACAGGGTGTTGCTCTGGCTAGTGCGGCGAATAGCGTAATCCAGGACCCTCAAAAAATTGGAACAGCACTAAAAACGATCTCAATGCGCATAAGAGGCGCTGAGACAGACCTTCAGGAGGCCGGTTTAGACACTGAAGGAATGGTAACTTCTACTGCCAAGCTTCGAAAAGAAGTTCTTGCGCTTAGTGGCGTAGATATTCTGAAAGACAAAAATACTTTTAAGTCTACTTATCAAATTCTTGATGAGTTAGCAAATAAATGGTCTGATTTAACAGACATCCAGCAGGCAGACTACACTTGCCTGTATGTACAGAAATGTGCATAAGAGAACACATCTAAAACCAGTAAAACCTAATGCTCTATCACTACAATATGGATGAAACATGCTGATATGAATGTAACGAAAGTAAAACAACGATAGAGATTCTATATGGTCAAAAGCCTAAGTAGAAATTTTGCTAATTATTTTAAATTAGAAATGGTAGCTTGGTCGCAAAGTCCCGAATAGGGATGTGTCAAACGAGTACCCCAACGTCAGGGGGGAGAAATCCTTAATGTAGGGCTTAATCGCTAAATGAAGTCTGAAATGGTGTGACTGCTATTATTCTTAAGATGAATAATGTGGTTAAAAAGTACTCTGATCTTATATGCGAGTATAAGAATTATTATCTGACTCAATAATAATTGGTATAGCTTTAAGCGAGGGCTATATTAACAAAAAAATATGAAGTGTAACTGAGTTGATTGCCGGTGAATTTTATGATTTTGCCGGAATTTATAGAAATATAAATCAAAGAACATACTTAATTGCAAGGGCAGCATAAAGCTTTACACTACAATAATCGGGAAACTAGATTATGAATGTTTAAAAACGTAGAGATATATTGCTTGTTTGCAGCGAAGCACCCTAACGTTATACATAGACCATATGTTAGATAAGTCGAGGGTGAACGTTCAACGACTATTCCCCATGAGGGAGTTGGGAATATCCAAATGGATTATAAAATAAAGGTGGAAATCCTGAATACTCAACTCTATAGAAGTAGGACGCAAATCGCAAATGGCGTTCCAAAGAGTATGCCCTTAACACGTAAAGGTGAAGGTGAAAACATAGTCTATTCTTATGCGATAAGTATAAGATAAATTATATATTAATACATGCAAATCGAGGTGAATCATTATTTATAAAACAAATAATAAGAGATTGGCAAAATATTTATATTCTCTTGGTTTTGATAGAACATGTAAAATAATTAATGATCGTGAATATTGGATTTTTGACAAATCAAGTACTTTAAAAGAAGCACTTGATTTTTATTTTTATATGCGAAAAAGAAACAGAGAATAAACTATTATGCTCAAAAATAAAAGGAGATGCTGAATGGCAAAAAGATTTTTTACAAAAGAAGAATTAGACAATATTATTAAAGATTATGATAACGGAAATGGTTTAAGACCATTTGAATTAGCAAAGAAATATGATCGCAACCCATCTTCTATTTCAAACAAATTAAAAGATTTAGGGTTGTACAAGTATACAACATACAGATTTACAGCAGAAGATATTCAATTTCTGAAAGATTATTATCCATATGGAGATTGGGATTTTATAATGAAACATTTCCCAAATAGTACAAAACAATCTATAATGACAAAAGCAAGTAAACTTGGGATTAAAATGATTAATGAACATACATGGACAGAAGATGAAGTTAATGTGATTAAAAAATATTATACGACTGACATTAGAAAAGTTGAAAGCTTATTATCAAACAGAACACCTGATACTATAAGGTGTAAAGCACAAAAACTAGGTATAAAAAATCGTGAATTTTGGTTTGACGAAGAGAATGAATTATTGACTAAAATTTATTCTAAATTATCTATTGATAATGTTCAATTATATTTTCCAAATCGTACAAGAAATTCTATCATCAAACATGCAATTCTATTAAATCTAAAATCTTTTGATTATAATCCTTGGACACAAGAAGAAGATAACTACATTTTATCACACTGGAAAACCGAAGCTGATATGATTATGTGTAAAAAATTGGGTCGCACATATAAAGCAACACAGGCTAGAAGATTATCACTAGGTTTATTACATTTCAACAAAGATGGCTCTGGATATGAGGGGTTAACTAAGTATCTTAGAGGTCACTTACAAACATGGAAAAATGAATCCATGAAAAATTGTAATTATCAGTGTGTATTAACTGGAAGTAAAGATTTTGCAATACATCATAAATATGGATTTGCTAATATCGTAAATGAAACGATCGAAGAATATAATATTGAAATAAAAGATTATAAAGATTACACACAAGAGGAACTTGAGGATATATTAGAAAAGTTTCAAATTGTACATAGTAGATATCCTTTAGGAGTTTGTGTAAGAAAAGACATACATTTGTTATACCATTCCATTTACAGCAAGTGTGTGAATACTGAAGATCAATGGAATCAATTTGTTGTAGACTTCAAAAATGGAGTGTATGATGATCAAATCAAAATAGCATAAATAATTTTGTATTAATATATAATTATCGGAATATCTTGCGAATATTCCGGAATATCAAAGAAAAATCAAGGTAATGTAATGAGTGCACTTATGAGCCAGTACGATATTGCTCGTCAAGCGCTTAATACTGCGATGAACGATTCCGAAGGCTCCGCCGAAATGGAATTAACTAATTACCAAAAGGGTAAATTCGTATACCCGTATGTACAGAAATGTGCATAAAGAACACATTTAATTGCAGGTAACGCGTAAAGCCTTACACCACAATAATGGAGAAATCACATTATGATGGGACGAAAGTAGAAACAACGTAAGGATGATATATGGTCAAAAGCCTAAGTATCAAGTTTACTGATTTTATATAAATCAGGAATTGCTGTTCATGCAGGAAAGTTCCCTAACGTTATACATTGATCAAATGTTAGTTAAGTCGAGGGAAAATCTTCAACGACTAGAGCCATGTCGGGAATTAGAAAATATTCTTATTTATACAGAGAATATTAAAAATAAGAGTGGAAATCTCGAATATCTAATTCAATACTCGTAGGGCGTAATCGCTATAAACGTAGGTGAAAACCCTTCAAATCGAAAAGGTGTGACTGCTACTCTTCTATTTAGAGTGTGGTTAAGAAATAGTCTACTCTCATGCGAAAATATGAGTTTGTTGTATGTTATTTCTATATATAATATACAACAAAACAATAACTAGCGACTATTGCTAATATAACGATCGATTACAGTCTTGAAAGATTCAAGGCTACATTCCAAGAATTTTCAACTTCTGTTCTATCATCAGACACTTTCAAGGCTGTCATAGATAGCGGAACACAATTCTTAGAAATTCTTACTAAAATTACTGAAACACTTGGGCCACTTGGCACAGCTTTAACAGCATTTGGTGGTTTCAAATTTATATCAAGCATAGGTTAGCCAAAATCCTGGCTATAGTTTATCGTAAACTGGCTTATCAATGCGGAGAATATCATAGTAATGGAATGATATTTCAACGTAGGGAGATTAGTGCTTGCAAAAAATAAATAGAGGATCAATTCGTCGAATTCGCTATTCTGCAGTAATGCAGTGAAACGGATGAAAATTCCGCGAGAACGCACGAGCCAACCTGACTACGTATAGTAATATGTGAAACGTTAGCAGCAATTATGAAATTAAAAATAAAATCATAATGACGAGCGAAGCATATGAAAGTTAGGAGGAGTAGAGAGAACACCCTTCCTCCAGCGTATATAATGCCATAGTTTATATGCGTTGAATGCATGTTCCACGGTACGCGAAAGTTGTGATGCTTTCTCATCACACGCCAGCTTCTATCCTATTTCTGGCGTTGTTGGAAAATAATAGGAAAATTATATAGATATTTATAGTCAAATTACAGAATAACAATGGAGGATGTGAAAGCATGGAATCTAAATTAGTATTTAAAATATGAGAATCTGATCCAGATGGTATTATTGATGCAAGCGAGCAAATATTAAATGTTCAAGGTACTCAGTTTTTACCGTTTACCTGAAATGTGCCAGTCAATATTGCATTGAGAAGAGTATGGGGGATACAGCTTTCCAGTACTCTCTTCTTCCACTTCTATATCATTTTCAACAAAAATGCAACAAAGAATAACAACGCTATAGCCCACCAGGGCCATGGTTGCATACTCCTTCTGACTCTACCTTTCCATGACATATCTTTTATCCTCCTTTGTCTAAAAATAAGTTTTAATGAAAGCAGGTGATTATTATCAATATTCAGCAAACAGCAAACAAGATAGAAACAAGAATTGTGTCTTCAGATAAATTAAATTCACAAAATATGTCATATGTATATATTAATTCAGATAATCAAATATATGTACGAGAAGGAATGCTACGGAATGATATTGATATATTATCTGCTGTATTAATGCAAAGAAAAGTCGATAGTCGTATTAAAAAGACATATTTTGATATTGTAGACTCATTGAAAACGAATCAAGTATCTAAAAATCAATTTGAGTCTCTATATAAGATGGTTCTTGTAAAATATTATGGTAAGAATGAAGAAAGTACATTGTAGTTTTCGCATTCTCCAAGACCAACTTCTTTTTCTTTATATGAATAGCTTGATTGTTCAATCCCTATTAAATAATATTGACTATCACGATTAATGAATATCGGTGATCCGCTTGATCCACTAAAGCATTCCATATCCACAAGGAAACGTTCCAATCCATTAAATTTTGATTTTAGAGGTGTCGCAATAACGCCACTTCGAATAAGTGGAGTGACAAAATTATCAGACTGAAATGATAACGGATATCCAATCATTAACGCATATTCAATTGAAGATATTGGAAAATCTTCCGTTATAATATCTTCTTTTGTAATCCAAGATATTTTTAGCTTTCCTACATATTCTGGTGAATCGATTAGATCATTTATTCCAATTACTGCAACGTCATATTGTGGATGTAAATATGGTTGGATACGTATTTCATTGTTTAGAAGATTCACTTGACCGTTTTGCTCAATAGGGACAGAAAACAAAGCGTTTTTCATATTCTCAAATATATGCCTATTCGAGACTAATGCATAATTTTCTCGATCATTTGCATGGTATTTATAGAAAAATCCTGTACCAATTTTACATTCATCATTTTCTTTTAATACAGTAATTTTTGTTACAGTATGAATCAAATTCTCTTTTGTAAGCATAGTTTACTTCTCCTTAATTAGAAAGTAGGTGATAAAATGGGATATTCTGATTATATTAAAACATATTATAAAGATGGCAAAAAATATGTTGACATCGATACGGAAGGTCTTTTAAAAGAGATTGATAATGATCCTTCAGTTCGAATTGGTATACGACTACCTGATGAATACCGCATAGATGATTCAAAATTTATATTCGGAGAATATTTGACCAGCCCAAGGTTTGAATTATCTCATATACATCGATTCCAATATTTTTCTGACAAATTGTATTCCATTGTAATAGAAAAGCATATGGATGTTCTGCGTCAACGCTGCCCAGATACTGAATACATTCCCATAATTGTGGATTGGTTTGGAATACAGGCAAAATTTTTATAGCAATATAACGATTATATTCACGTAATTTTTCATTTTTCTGAAGCACGTCTAATAATGCTTTATCTTTCCCAATAACTAAATCGCCCGTTGAGAAAATTTTAAAACTTTCTGATTGTCTTGAATATGTTGCAACAAATTCCATATAACGTTTATATTTTTCTTCTTTTGTGGCAAGATATTTTAGATGATATAATTTTGCCATTTTTAAAAGAAAATAATAAGATGCAACCTCGCAAATGGATTCTTCAAACCATTTATTTGCCTGTGGCGCTTCGTCAATAACTCCGAAATGACATAGTTCATGTGATAGCTCATAAACAATTGCATTCCATTGTTCTATATGCGGAGTTATCATAATCGTTTTAGATTCTCTTAAATATATTGGATCTTTTCTTTGTGGTTCAAAAATTATTAGCATTTCTTTTTTATTTATCGGAAATGCTTCGTTTACCATAAGGCATAATTCATTAATTAACTCAAGCACATCAGGCGTTTTGTCATTATCAGCGCTATAATTTATAACAATATGAATATTTTCAAAATCTTTTAATGTAAATATTTCTCCCATATATTTTATCCTTCTCGTTCATCTTTAGTGATCATTAAAAATCATATCCACAGTTCCTACACTTAAATTGTTTACCAATTTTGCTCGATGCAATGTCTACCATAGCAGTTGATACTGCACGATTTAAAGTACTGATGTCTTCTATATCTCGCATAAATTAGAAAGTAGGTGATAAAATGCAGTGTGAAACCCCAATTTATACAATAACACATGATGATGACGGAAATTCGTATCTTGAAATAAATCGAGAAGCATTTGCTGAATATATTCGTTTACATCCGAGTCATTGTCCTGTAGGTATTTCTCCTAGTGAAGTAAAACCTATAGGTGATATTCAGTTAGAGAATTATATATAGGGCTAATATCAACGCCAATATTTTGTTTACAATAATTATTCAATTCTTGCAAATATACATATAAGAGAGTGACATCTGTTTCTAGACCTAAATACGGAATAGCTTTCCATAATTCTGGTGTAATTTGAAATACAGGAAGAAGTTTTATAGCTATGTATCTATTCTTTTCTCTCATATATGGATTATTATAAAACTGCTGTACTAGATTTTCATCTGTACCAAATAATACGTTATGCGTATGGAAAATTTCATATTTTTCGGAATTAATAATATAGCATTTTAAGAATTCAGGGTAATATTTGTATTCTTCATCATTTGTTTCAATAAACTTCTTTCGGCATAGAGAATACATTTCCAATAAGAAGTAATAAGAAGATAATTCACATAATGATTCTTCAAACCATTTCATGTGAGAAGGAACAGGATTAACCATTCCAAAGTGACATAATTCATGAGATAATTGATATATAATAGTAGCATATTGGTCTATTCCTGCAGTTAATGTAATTGTACCCTGTTCAGACAGATACACTGGTGTATCGGCATTCTTATTGAAGATAATTATTAATGGTTTTTCGTCAATCTTGAAAGTATTATTAACAATATAACATAGCGTATCAATTAATCTTAATGTTTTATTACCGCTTTCATTTACGTACTCTGGTTCGATTGAAACTTGAATGTTACTAAGATTTTTTAATGTAATTAATCTTCCCATGGCTTTACCCCTCTCTTATATATTTTAAAAATTATTCCCACAATTTTTACAATGCCACTGCTTCCCTACCTTATCAGATGCAATTCCAAACATGCTGGTAGAAAGCATACGCTTAAACATGCCAATCTTCTCGATATTTGTGGATTGGCATACTGGACAGTGAGGTTGATTAGTGGATGGTGGATTTTGATAGTTGTTCTTTTCTCTATATTGTTTTAACCGCTCTTCTTCTTCATGACGTCTTTTGTTATATGCATTCTCATTAAATTGATCTTCCACATTAAGATCTTTTAGGTCATTAAGAATGCTTTCTTTGTCACACCCGTGATGATTTAACAAATCTACCATTTCATATTTAGTTTGTATAAATGGAACGCGACAATATTTACAGTTCACTCTTCTACAATGACCAGCATAATTAATTTCATGAACCCCACATCTCGGACAGATAAAACCTCTAGTAAAATCATTAATATTATTTTCTTCTAGATATTTTTTGATTGGTCGTCCACAATGAGGACAAGTTTCAGCATAGATACTAACTTCTCTATCACAATCTGGGCAATATATCAAATTTTGAAATCCCATATTACATCCTCCAATACACATTAAATTGATTACATTATATCATAATTATTATATAAATCCAACATTATACAATAATTTTATTTGCAGTTAAAAAATTTAGGTGATTTATTTGGTAGTTTTGGAGAATTAAACTTACTGAGAAATAAATATGGAAAAAACTCAACATTTGACACATTAAGCAGTACACTACAACAGTCTTTTAATGAGTCTTTTAAAGTTGGGACAAATGGAATTAGTGAATTTTCCACAGAGCAAATTAAAACTAAAGCATCTGTCATGGGCTTAAACGATGCGTTGACAAAACAAGCATTATCTCTTGCGAATGACGCTGGTTTATATCAAAAAGCTGCGGCAGGCAATCTTACATTTAGTAAGGCTATAGAATTAAATATAAATAATGCAAGCGATTTAGTTGACGCCTTGATGAGTAGTAATTCTGAAGTCTTAAAAAAATATAAAGATAACGATATTGCTGATATGATAGCTAATTCAGGTGAAAAAGGCAGCGCGGCATATAATGAGTTTGTTAAAGATCTCATTGATAATAATCAAGATTTAGGTGACTCAATTGTTGAATTAGCACCCAAAGTAGAAACCACAAAATCCGCATTTTCTGGTTTATCAAACTATTTTAAAGGTCTTCTTGCTACATTTACAAATCCGATTTTCCTTTTAACCACAGCAGTTACCGTAGGCGTTGCAGCATGGCAAGGCTACAATCAATCTGTCCAGGAATCCATCCAGCACACGAAAGACTCCATAGCAGAGATAGAGGAACGTAATAAGTCTATTGACGACAATATCAGCAAAGCACAGGAATTACGGGATTCTCTTGATTCCGGTACTCTTACGGAGCAAGAAGCATACAACACTAAAAGTCAATTGCTTGATATCCAAAGTCAATTATCTGATTCTTATGGTGAGCAAGCAGATGGAATTGATCTTGTAAATGGCAAACTCGATGAGCAGATCGAGAAGATGCAGCAGCTCAAAGTTGAGAACGCGAAAAGCTGGTTGAATGATTCCGATAACGAAAAGAATTACGAAAAAGCTAAGAAGAAGATGACCAAAGATGATTATGAGTCATTCTTTGGTAATACACCTACTTTATCTATGCTCGGATCGGAACCACAGAAATCTGAATATACAAATTCTGATACTTATAAAGAGATGCTCAAACGTTACCGGAACAGTAAGTCTCAGATCGAAGAAATCCAGAAAGCGGCAGAGCAAGCAGGACTCAAACAATATAATGGTGTGGCTACAGGTCAATTCCAGCTCGGTTTTGAAAATGAAACAGTAACAGGAGCAGATGAAAAGCTGAACAATTTCCTTGCCACTGTCAAAGAGCTGAAGCGTCAATTTGAGGACGAGGGCAAAAATACTAATTACTTTGACAACATTATCAGTTCCGCGGAAGATGCAGAATCTTCCTATAAAGATATTCTGGATAAGCATCAAGAAATATATCAAGAGTATCTGAAAAATTCCATGCTTGCAGAAGGTTACGGTAACAATAAACCAGCAACTGTATATCAGCAATATGCGGATGCAGTGGACAAATATAACGAAGCTTTGCAAAGTGGAGATACTTCTAAAGTTAAAGAAGCAAAGACTGCATTAGATGGCGTAAAAGATTCCGTAGATAATATTGTCAGTACGGATTCCGGTAAGAAATACAAGGAGTTGTTCGATGAAATTGCAGATGGTATTGATACAGCATCCGAAAAAACTTATGAGTTCAAGGAACGGCTGTCCGGTAGAGGTGCAGATAAATTAAACAATACTGTACTTTCTAAACTCAAAGAGCTGAAGAACTACACTGATATTGACCTCAAGAGTATCAATCTTGATACAAGTGATGTTGTTGCTGGTAAAGATGCTCTACGCATGGCAGTAAACGAAGCAATGGATCTCGGAATTGTTTCCGATGATTCTGCTGAAAGTGTGGCAAAAGTTGTTGATCTCTTAACGGATATGGGAATGACCGCGACCGTATCCATGGATCAAGTGGATGATTCCTTCTCAGAAGTCAATACTACAATTCAGCAAGCGCAAGCAAATTTGGAAACACTCAAGACGATTATGTCCGAATCTGTTTCGGGAGCAGGAATTTCTGCGGATAACGTGAAAGCATTTAGAGAGATGTTCGGAGATGATGCAGAGCGGGCGCTGGAGAAAACGGCAGACGGATATCATATCAACCGTGAAGAACTTGCAAAATTACAGGCACAACAATCACAGATGAACCGAGCTGATTATCTTTCCGGTTTGGCAGATCAGCAGGAAGCTCTGAGACAAATCGAGGAGCAGATCGCCGATGCAATGGTAAAAGGTCAAGATGTCAGCGGCTTACAGGCACAGCGCGAAGGTATTTTGGATAATATTTCCTCTCTGGAGGATTTAGCATATCAGTATCAAACTGCTACTTCTGCTTATCAACAATGGCAGGATGCTATGTCCGGTGGTGAAGAAGGTAATATGTATGATTCCATCCAGGGTAACATGGAATCCATTAAAGATCTCTACGACAAAGGACTTGTAGGAGAAAACAAATTCCGAGAGTTTGTTGATCTTATGTCCAATAAGGATCTGACCAATGCCAGTGTAGATGAAATCGTTGCAGCTTACGAAGAATCCTATCCAAAGATGGAGCGTTACTTTACAGAAGGCCAGGAAGGATGTCAAGCATTCTTACAAGATATCTCTAACCTTAATTCTGAATGGGCGCACATGAATGAAGATGGTTCCTGGGATATTAATTTTGGTGTTGGCAACGATCAAGAAATTGCGGATGCACTGGGAATTGATGTGGAAGCTGTGCAATCAGTACTAAGAAAACTGCATGATTTTGGCTTTGACATCGACCTCGATCAGCCGGTTAAATCTCTGGAACAACTAAAAACTGAAGCTCAGTCTGCAAAAGAAGCTCTTGATGGAATGGGTGAAACTTCTCTTGATAGCATCAATTTGGACACAGATTCATTCAGTGAAATCACAGATGATATTGACAAGGTTAAGGAATATATTCAGCAGATCAATGATGCTGATTTGGAGCCAGAAGTTCGGACAGAGAGACTGGAGCAAGCCAATAATATTCTTGACTATCTGGTACAGAAACAGCAAGAAGCTGGACAAAATAACATTGTAATTGATGCGGATGCAAGTTCTGTCGATCAAAAGATTTCTGATCTGAAGAGCCAATTGGAGCAGTTTAGAAACGAAGACGGTACGATTCCTGTTAATGCCGATACACAAGATGCTGTCAACAGTTTACAATCCCTGTACGCTACGAAACAGAATCTTGAAAATACTCCTGCCATTCTACAGGTTGATACTTCACAGGTTGACGGAGAACTGGGCAATGCGATCGGAAAATTACAGGAATATCAGAATGCTGTAGAGATTCTGAACGCACAGAACACGATGAAAACACAGGGCATCGACATTGATACCACAGATGCACAGCAGAAAGTACAACAGTTGGCAGGACAGCTACAGAATCTTGATGCTGATACGACAGCGAAGTTAGGTCTTGACGATACTGATTTTCAGTCGAAACTTTCTAATATTGCTACTCATCCGATTGATGTAGGAATAGGGGTAAATCTTGATCCGAATGCTCTTGCCGACGTCTCTACAAAGATTTCTGGAATTACGCCAGAATTACTTGTAAAAGCTGGTGTAAACGAAGAAGCGATTGTAAATTATACGCCGAAAGATAAGGATGCTACTGTCAAATACAAAGTTGACCATAGTGCGATTGACAGTTATGATCCGGAAGACAAAAATGCTACAGTTACTTACAGTGTGGTTGTTTCCGGACTTGAAAATCTACCAGGCAATAAAACAAGAAGTCTGACTTACAATATTAAGACAAATGGTACTGTTCCAAGAGTAAATGGTACGGCACACGCTATAGGAACTGCTCATGCGGCAGGTACTGCAAGCCGTAATTGGGGGCTTGCTCACAATGAACCACATGCGCTTGTAAATGAATTGAAACCAGAAGCAATCGTTCGGGATGGCAAGGCGTTTATCTTGAATGGCGGCGATCCTACTTTTGCAAATCTGAAGAAAGATGATGTTGTATTTAACGGTGATCAGACGGAGCAGTTGCTTGAACATGGTTATGTTACCGGCTCTCATGCACAACTTGCAGGTGGTGGTTATTCTTTAGGTAGTGCGTTCTCTGGCGGATCGGGAAGATTTAATGTTGGAAGTTCTGGAACAAAAGCAGATTCTTCCACATGGGAAGACAAAAAGAAACAGAATAATACCAGTTCTAACTCATCTTCTGGTAGCAGTAGTCGTAGAAACAGTGGATCATCTTCTGGCGGTTCAACTCGATCATCATCCGGTGGTTCTTCCGGCGGAAGTTCCGGCAGCTCTTCCACCAAAGAAGCAACCGAGGAAACCTTCGACTGGATAGAAGTATTTCTTAAGGAAATGTCTCGTGCTACTGAGATTGCAGTTGATAACATTGATCGTGCTATCGGTCTGGCACAGAAGCAGACAAAAGCATATGACGCTATCAGTAAAGTTCAACAGGAATTAACTGCAAATCAGCAGTCAGCCAACAAGTATTTACAGCTTACGGCGAACGTGGGGCTTGATCCTTCTTATATCTCTAAAATCCAGAATGGCACACTTGATGTGGAAAAAGTAACCAACGAGGATCTGAAGAAAAAGATTGACGAGTATAAGGACTACTACAGTAAATATGAATCCGCTGCTGATAACGTAGCCAAACTCGAAGATAAAATTACCGAATTAGCAGAAAAACGCTTAGAAATCATAACTGATACTTATGACGCTATCGTAGACATAAACGATTCCATAAAATCCGTAGCAAATTCCAAAATATCCTTGAATGATGCCCTAGGCGTAGCCATCGACAATCCAGACAACTATGCAAGCATAAATAATTCAATCAAAGCACAGGAAGATACGTACAATCAGCTTACCAAAAAGCTTTCCGATTATCAGAAAGAAGTAGATTCACAGCTTTCCAATGGTTATCTTAAGAAAGGTTCCGAAGCTTATCAATCTGCTATGAAAAATATTCAAGATTTCACAGCTAAGATTTACGATGCTTCTACTAGCCTTCTTGAACTACGGGATAAATTGGATCAGATTAAAATTGATACTATCCAGAATGTAATTGACGGAATCAAACGTAATTCGGATATTACGGAGAAATATATTTCTTACCTGCAATCCCAGAATCGTGATGTGCCAGAGAATCTATACACTGACCGTATAGATAATAATAACGCTCAGGTACAGCAGAATCTAAAGCAGATGGAAATATACCGGAAGAAACAGGCGGTTCTTGATGTCAATTCTAAATCGTATCAAGATTATGCAGAAAAGATTCAAACGCTAAAAGAAAATACTCTGGAACTGATCACGGACAATGAATCTCTTCAAGATAGTATCTATGAGCTACGTTTTAAGCCACTTGACGATGCTATCCAGAAGTACAGTGACCTTGAAGATGAGCTGAAAAGTTTCCGCGACCTTCTGAACGATGATGCATTCCTTGATAAGCAAGGACGTATCACGGAAGAGGGATTGGCACAAGTTGCTCTCTTACAGCAGAGTATTGGTACGGCAAAGCAAAAAATTGCAGATTATACCACTGGTCTGCAAAAACTAAAAGAGTCTTATGACAATGGGGTTATTTCCTTAACGGAATATAATGACAAGTCAAAAGATTACCGTGAAGGTATTCAAGGTTCGATTGCAGATGTGAAGTCATACCAGGATAGTCTGGTTGATCTGTATAAGAATGCTATGAGTACAGAGGTTGATTATCTTGATAAAATCATAGAAAAGAGAAAGTCGGCGCTTCAAGCAAAAGCTGACTATTCTTCCTATGATAAATCAATATCCAAAAAGAGTAATGATATTAATGCTATTAAAGCACAGATCATGGCTTTAGAAGGGGTGAAATATTTGCTCCTGTAAAATCTATTTAATTGCGGGGAGTCCCCATAAGGTTTAATTAGCTACAACGTAACCGGAAACGGTAGGCGTGAATGCGGTAGAGTTACAAACTCACAGTCCATTATTGGATAGAAACCATAAGAATAATTAAACTAGGGATAACCGAGTGTGCAAGTCACTCAGACGCAGCGAACTTCCTAAGTCAGAAATGATATGGAAGACGTTCAGAGACTAACCCATATTGAGTGGCGTAATGCCTTAATGTAAGACCGCAAGCGATTGGCGGTTTGAAAAATATAGACTATTTGAATATTAAGTGATATTATAAATTTGAGGCGTTCTATTTTATGTCTACTGATGAACAGGCAGAACACAGTGCGCATACAGATAAAGAATAGAATGGCATCTAACAACAAAAATTTGAACACATTTATTAAAATTTACAGACAATAAAGTGGTATTTTTGTTGATACTGCGAATAGATTTTTCCTTTAGAATTGCATATAATAAATATAAGAAAGGGGAACCTTTCTCAATAAATCTGGTGTGATGCAGCGAAATGCGACTGCTAGAAATACAACCGTAGAAGCACATACCGGGCTAGGAACTGGTGTGTGTGGAGGTTTACAAAGGTAAGGGGTTTACCATAGCCTAGCTAGGTGAAAACCGAAAGAAAATCCCACAATGAAGTAAGAGAGTTAGCACCAGTGACTCTCTTATTTTTATGCACAAGGAGATAAAATGGATGCAATATCAACAGCGTTGACATCTTTTAAAGATTTATCTTTATATGAATATAAATTTAGAATTGCGTATAAAAAACAATTATATGATCTTGAACTGAATTTTGACAATGAAGATTTTTATCATTGCGCCGGATTGCAGTATTTAAAAGACATAGATATTCCCAAAAACGCTTCAAAATTGTTTCGTGAAATTGTAAACGGCAAAATTACAGACGACTATTTGGAGAAAAGTAAGAAGTACCCATTTCCAAAACCAGGAATAGATGTCCAAAAAAGAATTTTGCACCTAGGTGTTTTAAGAAAATATATAGAAGCAGATAACGCAATTTGGAAATACGTGAAAGAGCAGAATGTCGGAAGTCAGATAAATGCTGATTATATGATAGTTTCTACAGTTGATAATGTGGAAGCATACATATTTCTAAGAAAAAGATCGTCTGACCCAAACGATTTAAAATACTGTATCTGCTCATTTTTTGTTAATCCGATCAGAACATATAATGGAGCAAAAGCATATTGGTTTTATAAATCAAAAGTCAATTTAGAAACAAATGAAGAACAAATATATTATCAGAAACAACCACAGGAGCAGTAAATCTACTGCTCTTTTCTTATACCTCAAATCTCAATACAATCCCTCAAATAAAATTCAAATAGAGGATATAGTCCCATGCCATACGAAAGTATGGGGAGCAGCTATGCTCTTGTCCACGTAGCGAGTGGATGAAAAGAAAATGAAATAACCTCGATGCTCAATCTCAAGTTAAGAAATTGAAGCAACAGCTTTCAGAAGCAGAGCAAGATTTAGCCGATACTAAACGTGACCATGCAAATGATATGCAGTCTCAAGGTTACGATAAGCTCAGTGAAGATCTGAAAACTTCTCTTGATGATACCGAGTATGAAATCAGCCATAATGCTGATAAACAGCTTGAGATCATCAATTCTATGCTTGACAAAGCCGTGTCCTCTTACCAAGAAGCATACGGTAAAATCAATTCTATCATCAAAAATACTGGCTGGGTAGGTAGTACGGATTTTAACAATACCCAGTCTGATCTAAGCACAGAGACAGGTGTTAAGAATCAAAATTCCAACGCATCACAGTCTCAGTCCAATGCAAATCAAAATCCATCCAGTGCCGCATCTGGTACAAAAACTGATCCAATTCAAAGTAATGATAAAGCGAACAGTGATCTTGCGGATCAATTAGTCAAGCCGGAAGATACAACGAATCGTAAGGTTGCGGAATTAAAGGTGTCTCCTACTTCTACTACACTGGAAGAGGGTAAATCAACAAGTATTACTGCTACAATCAGACCGAACGATGCGGCTAATAAAACTCTTGCTTGGAAATCAAGTAATGAATCAATTGCTACTGTATCTAATGGTACGGTAAAAGCAAAGAAACCTGGCTCTTGTACGATTACTGCTACCACTACCGATGGAAGTGGACTGTCTGCAAAGGTATCAATTAAGGTCAATGCAAAACCAAAACCACCAAAGCCACAGCCGAAACCACAACCAGCAAAAACTGGTGGCGATGGAATTCCTCGTGTTGGCGATGTCGTAACGTTCACAGGATCTTACTACAATGACTCTTGGGGTATGGCTCCAAAAGGTAGTAGATTTTCCGGTCAGCCTGGTGCTGTTGTTATTGATTCTTATACAGCTAGGGAATATGGCGGAAATGGACGTACTACTGGTGATTTTAAGATCCATATCAAGAGTGCGCATGATCCTAATTATAGTGATCTTGGATGGGTGCGTCTCAGTCAGATTAGTGGTTATGAAAAGGGTACGGATCGTATTCATGGCGATCAGCTTGTATGGACAAACGAAAATAAAGACACCAAACATCATGGCGTTTCAGAAGTAATCTATCGCAAGAAAGATGGTGCTGTCCTTACACCTGTTCAAGATGGAGATTCTATTCTACCAGCAGATTTCGTAAGTAATTTAGCTGCATTAAGTGCAATTGATCCACGGGAATTCGGTATGAATGTGAGTACTACGCCAAATCTGGTGCAGACGAATATTCCTCAGAATATCAGCAATGCCGGAAATGTAACGGTAACAAATCATTATGATGCGTTGCTTAATGTGGAAGGTAATGTTGATAGGGATGCTCTGCCTGGATTACAGGAAATTCTGGAGAAGTCTTATCAGTATACAAGTAAACAGATCGTGAAAGATGCAAGAAAAGTTGGTATTAGACCATCAAGATAACAAACTTTTATGGGAGGGTACTGTCAAAGGTACTCTCCTATTTCTATAACTATAACAAAATTTTGGAGGTGAGAACAAAATATGGCAAAAGAATTTAAAGATTTTACGTTTATGGGAAAGAAACTAAGTGATTTAAGTGTGAAATACGTATCTGTGGATTTTGATGGTGATGCAGATGTGAATATGGCGATGGAGAGGGATATGGAGACTGGAGATGCAAATCGCTATAAAGTGGAGCCGAATTACTTTTACGATAAGTGGAACGATACATTAGAATTCGAGCTTGATATTATTAAAGACCCATGTAAATTCACGAATCAAAATGCAGCAGTAATTACTAAATCAGAACGTCGTGAAATTACTAGATGGCTAACTTCTTCTCACTTTCCAGAATGGTTAACATTTTCAGGAACAGGCGATTCAGCAGATGATACAATTCGTTATTTTGGTTGGTTTAATAATATCGAATCTTACTCCGTTAATGCTCAAACATTTGGATTAAAATTATATTTTAAATGTACAACACCATTTGGTTATACTGATAACCTCGTAACAAGTGTATCATGTACCACATATAAAAATATTTTAATCGCAAACAATAGCGACGAACTGAATAGTTATGTGTATCCTTCAATTGACATTATTCCAAAGGCAAATGGAGAAATATATATATGCAATATGTCTGATGCGACAATTAATCAGACAGGTACGCTTTCTTCTTCTAATACGAATTATCAAAGTCAGCTAGTATCATTAGTAAATACATATGCAAGATCAAATGCTTGTACTGTAGAATTCACGATTTCAGATTCTACAAAAGACATCGATTGGCATTGCAATAATACACTTGCTAACTTTAAGTTAGTTGATGCTTATGGGAACGAAACTTATCACACGATATTTTATAGGACGGACTCAAAAGTATATTACATTATTGAAAATGGTCTTATGCGGATGTCAATGTCTAAAGATTTGAAAGTATATCTTGACTGTCAGAAACTTACTATTAACGATGAATTAGGAAGAATGGTAACTTACGATAAATTGGGTATTACTGATGTGGCTTATATGTATTGGCTGCAGCTCTTGAACGGGAACAATTCTCTTCTATTTTATGGTAATTGTGATTTTAAAGTTAAACATATTGAGTCTCGAAAGGTTGGTGAATAAACGTGAATATAGTTTTTAATCGTTATAATGAGCCGATTCAGGGGCATGTATATTTAGGAACACCAAATGGTAAAATTCTATGTGCTATTAATGGAATCGAAGAAAGTACGTTTCAGCTCACGTCAAAATTTAATAATACATTTGAATTGACGTTTGACTTGAATGAAAATATTCTTATTCAAGATGGAAAAGGTCTTTCTAAATTAGTTCATTCCAATGTATATGATCTTGTTGGATGGCTTATGCGTGTTTATGTCGAAAATGTTGGTTGGTTCATCATGGAACATCCGAAAATTACTGACGATGGTATGAAGCAAACCAAAACAATCACATGTCAATCCGCAGAAATCGAGATGCAACAACACGATCTCAAGAATTTTAAAATCAACCAGGGAACAACAGATTCCTACGAGATGTTAGCAGATAATAATGTGGAGAAAATAGATGATGTAGAATTTGCTAAAGAACAAATTAAATTTCACAATCCTAAAAATCCGCAACTTAGTTTGATTGATTTAGCCCTAAAAGCCGCTGGCATGAAAGGCTGGTCTGTTGGGGAAATTGATTCAACCCCAAAAACATATCGGACATATAAAGATGGAAAATATGTCGAAACTACTACTCTTCTATCTAACGAAATTGGTGCGTTTGATGTTGAGAGTCAGGACTTGTATTCTTTCTTTACACAAGATATGGCTAAATATTTTCAGTGTGTATTTGTATTCGACTTTCTGCATATGAAAATAAGTGCTTATCATCCTGAGAATTATGGCAAGAGTACAAACGTAAATATTAATTTTCGAAACCTGCAACAATCTCAAGAAATAACAGTTGATGATAGCACTTTATTTACACGATATTACGTACAAGGCGCAGATGATCTTGGCATTACTTATGTCAATTTTGGTTCAAATTATATTGAAAATATTGATTATTACTTAAACGAAAAATACTTCTCTCCTCTTTTAATTATTAAATATAAACTATGGAAAGAAGACTATGAAGAAGCTCGTATATTATATATAGAAGCAATTCGTCAATATAATGAACAAATGAAAGTCGTAACAGAGCTATATGATCGCGTTCCACTAGATGATTGTTCGACTGATTGGAGTACATTTACGGACGACGAACTGAAAGAAGCTCAAGCAAATTATCAGGCACAACTAAAAGGTTACGAACAGTTCTATGTGGATGACGATGGAAATTTCGATGAAACAGCTTTGAAAAATTCTTCTGATGCAAATGATTATTATCAGATTAAAGATGTTATTCTCCCATCGATTCAGATTGAAATGGATAATCGTCAGTTACCAACAGATGACGATAATGCCGATTATGTGGATTCTTACAAAACAAATTGGAAATTATATGGTTTGGATGAATTGAAAGTCAAATTGCAAGAATATAAAAACACTATCGAAACTTGTAAAAAAGGCGGATATGATCAACCATATACAGAGGATTCATCTCATACTAAAGATGTTCACGACACAATGTACGCAAAATATCTTGATGCTCAAAACCAATTAGATTCAAATTATGTTGGAGGATGTCAAGAGGCATATGATCAGCGACAATCTGAAATTGATGCAGCAAACGAGATATTAAATAGTTATAACAAAACTCGTACAGATCTAGTAAAACAGGTTTCAAAAGAAACTTGGAGTGGTGTTGTTGCTGCTGATAATTCGGGATATATTCTCGATGAGGCTGGGAATTATATAACGGATGAAGCCGGTAGAAGAATATATTGCGACACACAAAAATTACAATTTACAGAGCGTGATCTTACCGAGTTGTCAAAAGTGTATTATGACGGAGATTACTCAAATGAGAATATGTTTTTAACAGATTCAGACGACCAAGTATCTGCTATTGATGAGCAACTTAAGCTTCTAGATGCTGCTATTGACGATTTGTACATAGCATCTCATCCCCAATATCAATTTACCACATCTCTTGATAATTTCTTAGCCTTGGCTGATTACGAAGATTATATAAAAAATATAAATCAGGGTGACTATCTATGGTTGACCGTAGATAATAAGGTAGTAAAACTTCGTGTAGTTGAAATACAATATAATCCGCTTATAGCAGATAATAGTATTCAAATAACATTTTCTAATATGATACAAGGACGTAGTAGTAGAAATGACTTATCATACGTCCTAAACACACCATCAAATGCAAGTAAATCTTCCGCATCTGGTTCATCTAATAATTTCTTAAACAATGAAGGAATCACTCTTACAGCAGGCCTCATCCAAAAACTCATTTCCAATGGCGCATTCAAGAATGGTGTTTCTCAAATAATCAATAATGAATTTGCTGGTATGCTGGCTGGCGGTTCTATTTCGCTAAAAGAACTTAATGCAAAAATCATTAAAGTAACCGATTTGTACGGTGAAAATGGATATTTCGAATATCTACAAGCTAAACTTATTACAGCAGGAAGAGTCGTTGCCGATAGTGCTGATTTTAAAGAATTATCTGCTCTTGCTGCTACCATCAAATCTGCAATCATTGGCGCTTCATCCACGGAGACAGGTATTGTAATTAATCTTACAACTGAAAATGCTACGATGAGTGAAGCAATGATTAAGGATTTGATTGCCAAATATATCACCGTTAATGAACTTAAAGCTGGCGACATCTATACCAATAAAATCAAGATTTTATCTGAAAATGGTACGCTCAGAATTCAAGATAATACGTTCTCAATCTATGATGAAGATGGTAATGTGGTAGTTCAGCTTGGAGAAGATAAAAACGGAAATTACGGATTAATCATATCAGATTCCAAAGGATCTGTACTCTTAGATTCACAAGGGCTGCATGAAGGTATTGTACCAGATGATTTTATTAAAACAGACATGATTGCCGACGGTCAAATTACAGAATCTAAGATAGACAAGACAACTATGCGTGACTGGACTATGCCTGACGGATCTAAAGTGTTTGATGTATCACATCTTTGGGATGGCGATGATAGTTTCGGAAAATCTTATAACACGATCAAATCAACCGTATCTGCGACATCTAAAGAACTTGGAGATTTATCGGACAAAGTAGATCAATTAGGAAATGGTTATACTGTTGTTTTATCTAACGAAACCCAAAATATTCCATGTACATCTGACGGAATAACTGCGGCTAGTTTTCTTATCGAAATTCCATTCTATGGTTATGAGGGAATTAAACAGGCAGTATGTACCGTGACTGTTGGTGAATTACCAGATGGAATTACGTTAGCAGAAAATGTTGACTCTACTTCTACTGCACCAGGTAAAATCACCTTGAATGTAGCAAAAGGTAAAACACTTGGTAACAAATCTCTTCTAACAGGAACGATTGTTTTTACATGTACCGTTGCAGGAAAGAAAATTTCAAAAAAGTTCACATGGATTAAATCTCTTGCTGGCAAGGACGGATCTCAAGGTATTCCAGCGCCTACATATTATACGTGGATTCGTTATGCAGATACTCCGACCAGTGGAATGTCAGATGATCCAACCAATAAAACATATATTGGTATTGCGTATAACCAGACTTCCCAAACACCTAGTTCAAACTATTCTGATTATCAATGGTCAAAATTTCGCGGAGATGACGGTGCGAGTATAAAAGGTGATGACGGAAAAACGCTATATGTATGGATTAAATATGCAGATGACGCAAAAGGTACAAATATGTCAGATGCTCCCGAAGGTAAAACTTATATGGGTATGGCATGGAATAAACCAACATCAAAAGAGAGTACTAATGCTGCGGATTATTCCTGGTCACTAATTAAAGGCGCAGACGGTAAAACTCCAGTTAAAGGAGTAGATTATTTTGACGGAGTTTCATGTTATATCTGGATTAGATATGCTACTGATTCAAAGGGTAGTGGAATGACTGCTGTTCCATCAACTTCAACGACATATATCGGAACTGCAACAACTCAAACGTCAAAAGCCCCAACTTCCGCAAGCGCATACACCTGGGCTAAATACGTTGGAGAAGACGGTGTTCCAGGAAATAATGGTTATATTCACATTGCTTATGCTGATTCTGCAGATGGTAAAACTGGATTTAACACTGCAGTAGGAACCAACAAAAAATACATGGGACAATATACTGACCATACAAAAACCGATAGTACAGATCCGACAAAATATAAATGGAGTTTGATTAAAGGAGCAGACGGAAAAACATTATATACATGGCTAAAATACGCTGACTCTCCTACTTCTGGTATGTCAGACAGTCCAGCTGGAAAGACGTACATGGGTATTGCTGTTAATAAAACATCTATAACTGAAAGCAGTAACTATTCTGATTATACTTGGTCGCTGATCAAAGGTACAGATGGAATTAGTGTTAAGGGCGATAAAGGTGATACGGTATATATCTGGGTTAAATATGCCGATGATGCCAAAGGTAATGGCATGTCTGAATATCCAGATGGCAAAAAATATATTGGTCTTGCCTATAACAAAACTACCGCAACAGAAAGTAATAATGCTTCTGATTACATCTGGTCGTTGATTCAGGGTGAAGATGCAGTTCTTTATGAAATCGAACCATCTGTTGCAGTAATCAAAAAATGCACTCTTGATGTATGTTCTATCACTGACGAATCTGGAAATCGAATTGTTGATGAACAAGGAAGATTTCTCTCTGGTTATTTCTTGACTGATTCTCTTTCACCGAACAAAATCACATTTACAGCCTATAAACAAGTCGGAAGTAAAACTCGTGCCACATATGCATGTAGGTTTATTATCCAAGAGTCTTTAAATGGATTATCTTGGTCAACAAAATACACGTCTTCCAAAGACGAAACGAGTGTGTCATACACTCCAAGTACCCTTAAATTACAGCAAATTAAGTGTGTAATGTATCGTGCTGGCGGCATAACTGAACAATTAGATTCTCAAACTGTGCCTGTAATTCAGGATGCAGAAGGCTATGATTCTGTGATTCAGACATTTACAGATACTTTTGCGTCTGTTGAATTAAAAGTTGATAACAATGCAAAAGCCATTACATTAAAAGCAGAGCAAAAAGATATAACTAATGCTATTAATAATTATGATAACACAACAGTTAAGGACATTCGCAATCGCCAAACAGAACAAAAAGTCAATATCGACGGTATTTCGACAAAAGTATCTGATATTGAAACTACGATCAATGGATCTGCAGACGGCACAAAAACAGGTCTTATAGAAAAGGTTACGCAAGTAACAACCAAGGCCGGAACAATTGAAGCTAATCTTAAAAATAATTATACCACAACTGCAGGTATGAATACACAGATCAGCAACTCAATTGCTGCTAGTGCAGATAAGATTAAGGTCACTCTTGCTGATGGAAAGACGGAATCTACTCTCAAAGCCGCTTTAGGAGAAATTCAGAAGAGTGTAAAAGATAATGCAGGAAATATTTCAACAGTCACTCAAAAGGCTAATAGCCTTGAAACTAAGATTACAAACCAAGGAAATGACATTGCTAATCTTAAAGTTGATGCAAAAGCCGTCGAGACGTTGGTTGGAAGTTCTGCTGGTACAACTGATGTTGTTCAAAAAGCAACAGATTTTCGAAAGACAATTACTGATGCTGCGGGCAATGCAAATCTTGCTCTTAGTACCGCGAATTCAAATAAAAACATTATTTCAAACATGAAGGTTGGAGCAGCGAATACAATTCGAAACTCCAATGATCTTATTTATGATCTATATTTTATGGTTGCCAGTCTACTAGATGAAAGTGGTAATCACATAGTGGCAGAAACAGGCGACCGTTTAGTTGCATATTATTGATTTTATTACTCCTCATTGATTTGAGGAGTAACTTTTATAAGGAGGTAATACACTTATGGCAAGTGATAAAATGTTAGGTAGTTTTGATCAAAAATCTGCACCAGAAGATAATGATCTTTTGGTAGAATACGATGCTTCTGCATCGAAAGTTAAGAATGTGAAGTTCGGAGGTGTGTGGAACTGGATAGTTAAGAAATTGACATCCGCC